AGGACGGCTGGAAGGACGGCGCGCACGGCTGGGAGGTGGAGAAGAACTTCGGCCCATCTCCGCTCCGGCAGAAGTGGGTACGCATCTACCTGCAATGGGATGTGGCCGGGAAGGAAAGCAGTCGGCGCGGCGTGCCTCGCATCGCCTGGGATGTACACGATGCGCAATGAGGCGCGCCTAACGGTAAACGGCAGGCGTTGGAGGCTAAAGCTCGTCCGCGCCAAAGACTTGCCAAAGGACTGGCTTGGAGACTGCGATCACCCACCAGGGCCGCACCCAACAATTCGGGTGCGACAAAACCTACCGCAACAGCGTTTGGCAAGTGTCATTGCACACGAAGTCCTGCACGCTGCTGTCCCGTCCCTAGACGAGGCCACGGTCCAAGCCGCCAGTGATGCAATCGGACGGGCAATGTTTCTGCTACAGTTCCGCAGAATCAAACCGTCCAAGGAGGACACATGCCGACGCCAGCAAAGGGCAAGCGATTCGTAAAGGTCGTCCGCAACCCGCAAACCGGACGCACCCGCAAGGTGTCCTACGGGCAGGCCGGCAAGGCCAAGGGCGGTGGTGACAGGATCAAGCCAGGAACGGCCAAGGGTGACGCATACTGCGCTAGGTCATTCGCGCAGATGAAGGCTCACCCGTCGGCGGCAAAGAACCCAAACAGCCCGCTGCGGCTTTCGCGAGCGAAGTGGAAGTGCAGCGGCAAGACGAGCCGGGGCTGATGGGTAGGCACTTCAATCTGCCATTTCACCTGTACGTCAACGTCGCAAACGAGGCGCTTGGTCCAGCCATGCCCAAGGGCCACACGCGGGCCATCTGGCACGCCGTCTACTGCCGTCCTGGGCAGGGACTTATGGCGCAATGCCTGCTAGAAAGCGGAGCGCATTGGTGCGGAGTCCCGCTACACCTCATCTCAACCACCGAGCAAGTCACCGACCAGATCCACACGACCGAACCGTGGGGCGCTATGGGAAACCACATCGAAACTTTCCATGCCCACTATCTTGAAGGGATGCCCGTAGTTACACTACATGAGCAGGCAAAGGGTCGGCATACGGGCATCATCATCGACTGGTCTGACGGGTTCAGTAGATACCCGCAGGAACACAAACCTCTGAATCTCGTGAACTTGGAGTCTGGACAGTTCGCACTGCTGCCTAACAACTACCTGCTCATGTCGGACAAGCATTTCACGCGAAACGACACAAAGCAGAATCTAAAGTTCTACAAGCGCAACGAAACCGTTTATTGGGAGCAATGATGGCAAAGAAATCAAAGAACAGCCTGGTCGGAAACATCAACCGCAGGCGCAAGGCCGGCACCAGCCGACCAAAGTCCAAGTCAACCGTAACCAAGGCCGCCTATGCACAACTCCGAAAGGGATGGAAGTAATGCCATTCAAGTCCAAGGCACAGCAGAAGTTCATGTACGCGAAGCACCCAAAGATCGCGGCACGCTGGGCCAAGAAAACCAAGAGCTTCAAGAGCCTGCCCGCACGCGCAAAGAAGCGAAAGTAATCGCGCTAAACGAGCGAGGCTTCCGCATTGGCGCAACCCATCACAATGCCACGATCCCGGAAGAAACCATCCAGCGACTCCGATACCTTCACGAGGAAGAAGGAATTGGCTACCGACGCCTCTCCAGAATGTTCAACATCAGGCGCGATACGGTTGTCAAGATCTGCCGATACGAGCGACGAGGGCAAGTCCCTCACGCTTGGAAGCGGGTCAAAGAGACCGGGAAGGCCACCTGAACCAGTACCGCAGGACAAGGCAGAAAGCCTTATGCGATGGCTTGCGGATGGAAAGCCTTTGCGTGAATGGTGCAGGCAGGATGGAAACCCAGAATGGAGAACGGTTTACCATTGGATGGACAAGGATCAAGAATTTACGGCACGCATCGCACGCGCACGCGAGGACGGCTACGACGTGATTGCCGACGAGTGCCAGCGTCTTGCCGACCTTGAGCCAATGGATCAGGTGCAGGTCCAGTGGAGACGGCTACAGATTGAGACACGCCTGAAGCTGCTTGCCAAGTGGAATCCGAAGAAATACGGAGACAGGGCGCAGTTGGACCACGGGGGCGGAATCGTTTTGAATGTCGTGACCAATGTCCCACGCGACTAAACTCAACGTCGAGTTTCCATACGCGCCCAGGCCGTGGCAAAAGGATTGCCATAGGACCAAAGCCAGGTTCAAGGTGCTGGCCCTGCACCGACGCGCCGGAAAGACTGAACTAGCACTGATGGAACTGTTGGATCACGCAGTCAAGTGCAGGCTTGACCTCGGGTTCTATGTTTACCTGGCTCCGTTCCTAAAGCAGGCCAAGGCAATCGCTTGGGCTAGGTTGAAGCAGAAGTTAGATCCGTTCATGCGGGCAGGTGCAATTGATGTGAACGAGGCCGACTTGGCCGTGACGTTCAAGCACAACAAAGCCACGATCCGCCTGTTTGGCGGCGACAACCCGGACGCCTTGCGCGGTGTGCGCCTCGACGGCGTTGTGATTGACGAGGTTGCCAACATCAGGCCAGAGGTTTGGAACGACATCATCCAGCCGGCGTTGTCAGACCGTAAGGGCTGGGCGCTGTTTATAGGCACGCCTGCTGGGATTAACCTGTTCAGCGAGTTGTTCTACCGGGCCAGCAGCCTGCCAGACTGGTACGCCACCCGCTACACGGTACATGACACAGACGCGCTGGACCCGGTGGAGGTGGAGCGCCTTGAGCGAGATATGCCAGAAACGGCGTTCGCACGCGAGTATTTGTGTGACTTCAGCGCGGCAGGCAGCGACCAGCTCATTAGCATGTCGGATGTCGAGGCGGCTTCCAAACTGGTGTACCAAGACGGTGACGTGATCGAAGCGCCGCTGGTCGTGGGCGTCGATCCTGCCCGGTTCGGAGATGACCGTAGCGTGATCGTGCTGCGCCAGGGCTTACGCATGGAGAAGCCCATGATCCATCACGGCGTTGACAACATGCAACTGGCCGGCCTGGTGGCACAGGTCATTGATGACCGCGACCCGGACGCCGTGTTCATCGACGTTGGAGGCGGTGCTGGCGTCATCGACCGCCTGCGCCAGTTGGATTACTACATCGTGGAAGTGCCGTTCGGCGGCAAGGCCAACCAGTCCAACCTGTTCGTAAACCGCCGTGCCGAGATGTGGTGGCAGGTCAAGGAATGGCTTGGCAACGGCGGCAGCATCCCAAATGACACGGCATTGAAGGCTGAACTGTCCACGCCGACGTACTGGTTTGATGCCATTGGTAAGCGATGCCTTGAGTCCAAGGACGAAATCAAGAAACGGTTGCAGGGCGGCGGAAGCCCAGACATCGCCGACGCGCTTGCCCTAACGTTCGCGTATCCGGTGGCAAAGCAATTGCCGAGAGAGGTGCGGGAGAAGATCGACACCAAACCGAAGGATCACGACCCGTACGAGGACATGTGAGGTGCCCGTAACGGCACGCGGAGAAATATAGTCATGGCGACAATCAGGCGTGCAACGAGTGCTGATATTGAACCGATTGTGGAAATGTGCAATCGGTTTCTGCAATACACGGAATACAGATCAGTCATCAACCCAGCAGACGGTGAGATCCACAACGCCATGAATTTCATCCTTGAAAACGGTGCGATTTTCGTAGCCGATCAAGCTGGAGTTGTGGTTGGATTCATTGCTTGCTTCATCAGCAGTGCATGGTTTTCGGCATCCACGAAGATTGCGATGGAGATGGCCTGGTGGATGAATGAAGATCATCGCGGAGGAACGGCCGCAATTCGTTTGGTCCGGGCCTATGAAGACTGGGCCACAAACGAAGGCGCAACATTCATCTGCATGTCGGATCTTGTGGTAAACGGAGAAACTCCAATCGCAAGGATCCTCCCAAGAATGGGATATACGATGACAGAACGAACTCACATGAAAGGAACGCAACGATGATTACGCTTGCATTCGTCGGTTCTACTATCGCTGCCATCGCTCTTGGTGTTGCTGCGGCGGCCGCTGCGGCTGGCACCGGATACACAATCTATGCCGGCGAGCAGGGCAAGAAGGCGCAGAAGGATGCCATGAATCGGCAGAGCGCCATGCAGGCTCAAGCTACCCAGCAGGCGCAGCAACAGGCAACGGCATCGCAGGCTGCTATGCGGCGCAGCCAGCAGCAGGCTCCTGACGTTGCGAGCATCATGGCTGCGGCGCAGGAAAGCGGTGCTGGTGGAACATCTGGCACCATGCTCACCGGGCCTGCTGGCATTGATCCGTCGCAGTTGACCCTTGGCCGAAACACGCTTCTCGGAGGCTGAACTTGAGCGAATACACCGGCGACAACAGGTCGTATAAGAACGCGCCGGAGCGCGACAGGCTGTTCACGCGCTGGGGTCAACTCAAGTCCGAGCGGGCATCGTGGTTCGCGCATTGGCAGGAAATCACCTCCTATCTGCTGCCGCGAAACGGGCGCTACTTCCGCCAGGACCGGGATCGCGGATGGCGTCGGCACAACAACATCTACGACAACACCGGAACCCGTGCGCTGCGGACGCTCGGTGCAGGCATGATGGCGGGCGCGACCTCGCCGGCTCGGCAGTGGTTCAGGCTCGCAACGCCAGATCCAGAGTTGAACTCGTACCAGCCAGTCAAGATGTGGCTGGATGACGTGACCAAGCGCATGCAGTTGGTGTTCCAGAAGTCAAACACATACCGCAGCCTGCACATGATGTACGAGGAGCTTGGGGCGTTCGGAACCGCCGCCAGCATCGTGCTGCCAGACTTCAACAACGTCATCCACCACTACCCGCTGACGTGCGGCGAATACTGCATCTCAACCGACGCGCAGGGCCGCGTTTGCACGCTCTATCGAGAGTTTGAGATGACTGTCAGCCAGATGGTCAAGGAGTTCGGCTACGACAACTGCTCAACTGGCGTGCAGAACATGTACGACACGGGCACACTTGACACGTGGGTTCCAGTGATTCACGCGATTGAGCCGCGCATGGATCGCGACATGACCAAGCGCGACAGCAAGAACATGCCGTTTGGATCGTGGTACTTTGAGGTCGGAGGCGAAGATGGCGTGTTCCTGCGCGAGAGCGGATTCACGTATTTCCCTGCGCTTGTGCCGCGCTGGGCCACTGCCGGCGGAGACATCTACGGCAACAGTCCTGGCATGGAGGCGCTCGGAGACGTGAAGCAGCTCCAGCATGAGCAACTTCGCAAGGCGCAGGCCATCGACTACCAGACCAAGCCTCCGCTTCAGGTTCCGACGAGCATGAAGAACCGGGACGTGGAAACGCTGCCAGGTGGCATCTCGTTCGTGGACGGTGCCAGCATGGGCATCAAGACCGCGTTTGAGGTGAACCTCAACCTGAACTACCTGCTTCAGGACATTCAGGACGTTCGCGAGCGAGTGCGCGGATCGTTCTACGCCGACCTTTTCCTCATGCTCGCAAGCGCACCCTACACCCGCATGACAGCAACCGAGGTAGCAGAGCGACACGAGGAGAAGCTTCTGATGCTCGGGCCTGTGCTGGAACGCCTTCACAACGAACTGCTGGACCCGCTTGTGGAAATCACGTTCACCCGCATGATCCAGTCTGGCGCGGTTCCGCCGCCGCCGGCGGAATTGCAGGGAATGGACCTGAATGTGGAGTTCGTGTCCATGCTGGCCCAGGCGCAGCGTGCCATTGGAACCAACGCCGTGGATCGGTTCGTTGGCAACCTTGGCGCAATTGCACAGATGAAGCCTGACATCCTCGACAAGTTCGACAGCGACCAGTGGGCCGACATCTACGCGGACATGCTCGGCGTAGATCCGTCGCTCATCATCGCAGACAAGCAGGTTGCAATGGTGCGCGGTGCCCGCAACCAAGCAATGGCTGCCAAGGAGCAAATGGCGGTTATGAATCAGCAGTCGCAGACGGCCAAAAACTTGGCGCAGTCGCCGACCGGGCCAGGCCAGCAGAACGGCCTGACTGATGTGATGAACATGTTCTCTGGGTACGGTTCACCATCTCCATTGGAGCTTTGAAATGGCAATGATCAGCATGAAACTTGAGAAGAACGGCGAATCCGAAGAACTGTATCCAGAGGATCTCGTCATTGAACTTGGCATTGAGCAACTCAAGAAACTGGGCTTGACGGCAGGAATGCGACTTGGGTCAACCGTTACGATCACTGCACGCGCTTATGTGGCCGAAACCAGTACGACAATGGTTGAGGGCGGCATGGAGCCAAGCATTGAATTGCAGATCACAGATCTTGAGATTGGCCAGGCCGGAAGAATGGATGCTGCGGCAACCATGCTCTACGGCGGATGACGGTGCCCGTAGGAAATCAATAACTCCATAGAGTTCCGCCGTGAGCAACTATGACCCGCTTGACCTTCGCGGTCAGGATCGCAGCAAAGCCGAGCGCGAACTGCGAGACAGACTGGCGAGGGAGAATGAAGAGGCGGACATCAAATGGCTCATGGGCAACAAGCGTGGCCGCCGAGTTCTGTGGCGGCTACTGGATCAGGCAGGCGTGTTCCGTTCGTCATTCAATACCAACGCGATGGCAATGTCCTTCGCAGAGGGAAATAGGAACTACGGACTTCGCATGCTAGCCATGATCCATTCGCAGTGCCCGGAACTGTATCCAACCATGATGAAGGAGAATGCATCGCATGAGCGAAACAACGATGATGGAAGCCGCAACACCCAATAACGGCGCGCCAGCATCTTCGTCCCCTGACAAGACCGCTGCGACGGCAGAGGCTCTTTACGGGAATGGGCAGAAGGCACCGGAGTCAAAGGCTCCACCAGCCGCCGAGCCGGCCAAGGTGGAAGCTCCTGTTGGCGACAAGACGGAGGCCGAGGCTGCAAAGCCTGTCGGCTCTCCAGAAAAGTACGAATTCAAGGCGCCCCAAGGCCGCGAGTTCGACTCGGAAGTCATTACGAACTTTACCGAGGTTGCCAAGGAGCTGAACCTGACAAACGAGGCCGCGCAGAAGATTCTCGACAAGATGGGACCAACCCTGGCATCTCGTCAAGAATCGCAGGTCAAGGCAGTTCGGCAGGAGTGGGTCGCATCGGCAAAAGCTGATGCGGAGTTTGGCGGCGAGAAGTTGGCCTCCAATCTTGCTACTGCAAAGAAGGCTCTTGACACGTTCGGTTCCGCCGAACTTCGCACGCTGCTCAACACGTCTGGTCTGGGCGATCACCCGGAGTTGATCCGGTTCATGTACCGCGCAGGCAAGGCAATTAGTGAGGATTCGTTCGTCGGAGGCGCACCGACCACTGGCAAACCCAAGGGTCCGATGACGTTTGATGACGCAGCGAATGCTCTGTACCCAAGCACTTCGTAACCAACAAGGAAACCAACAATGGCAACTCTGACTTCAACCAACCTGACGCTGGCCGATTGGGCCAAGCGAACCGATCCCGAGGGCCGCGTGCCGGTCATCGCGGAACTGCTGTCCCAGAGCAATGAGATTCTTGAGGATTGCGTGTTCAAGGAGGGCAATCTGCCCACCGGCGAGCGCGTCGTGATCCGCACTGGTCTGCCCACCGTCTACTGGCGTGCGCTGAACCAGGGCATCCCGAACAGCAAGTCCACGACCGCGCAGGTCGATGAGGCTTGCGGCATCCTTGAGGCCCGCAGCGAAGTGGACAAGGATCTGGCGATGCTGAACGGCAACACCGCGCAGTTCCGCCTGTCCGAGGACAATGCGTTCCTTGAGTCAATGAACCAGACGATGGCGACCACGCTGTTCTATGGCAACCCAGGCACCGATCCCAAGCAGTTCCTCGGCCTTGCGCCGCGTTACTCGGCGCTGACTGGTAGCAACAACAGCACCAACGTCATCAACTCGCTGACCTCTGGCACGTACTCCGCGACGGCGAACACCTCGGTGTATCTCGTCGTGTGGGGCGATCAGTCCGTCTACTGCCCGTTCCCGAAGGGCAGCACCGCCGGCCTGATGCACGAAGACCTTGGTGAGCAGACCGTGTACAACAGCGACAACACCCGCCTTCAGGCCTATGCCACTCGTTACCAGTGGAAGAACGGCCTGGTGGTCAAGGATTGGCGCTACGTTGTCCGCATCTGCAACATCAACACCACGGACCTTCTCGCCCAGACCAACGGCCAGGCTGCGACCGCAAGCGCAAACCTGATCCGTGCGATGACCCGTGCCCTGTACCGCATCCCGAACATGGCGATGGGCCGTGCCGCGTTCTACATGAACCGGACCGTCCACAGCGGCCTGTCCGTGATGGCTCTGGACAAGTCGCAGTACGCGCTGTCCGTGCAGCAGGGACTGACGCAGTTCGGTACTCCCAACAGCTGGCTTTCGTTCCTCGGCGTTCCGTGCCGCCGAGTCGATGCCATCGTCAACACTGAAGCCCAGGTCTCCTAATAGGGGCCGGAAAGAAAGGACACACAAATGATTGTTGACCAAAACCTTCGCGTTTCGACGGCACAGGCCGTCACCACCACCGCCGTCAGCACCGACAAGATCGACCTGCTTCAGGCTCGTGAAATCGGTGAGGGCGCGGATCTGTTCTTCGTGTTCACCGTTGGCACCGCCTTCGCGGGCGGCACCAGCATCACGTTTCAGGTTGTGACCGATGACAACGCCGCGCTTTCTAGCCCGACCGTGATTGCCGCTACAGGTGCAATTGTCACGGCGAGCCTGACTGCCGGCGCGCAGTTCACCGTTCCAATTCCTCCGCAGATCGCAAGCTTGGGCGAGCGATACCTCGGAGCGCAGTACACCGTCAGCGGCACTTACAGCGCCGGCACGGTCACTGCGGACGTGGTTCACAACATCCAGGACGGCAAGAAGTTCTACCCGTCTGGCTTCACGGTCGCCTGATAGGAGTTCATCATGGCAACCGTCAAGGCCAAGGTTGACTGCTTCATTGACAACGGATACCGCAATGCCGGAACCACGTTCCAGTATGACGGCCCGCGACTGGATGAACTGCTTGAGTACGCGGACGAACCGCGCACCAAGCTGCGACTTGCGGAGGTGGATTCGGATTCGGTTGAGGCAGATGTTGCACCTCGCCGCCGTCCGGGCCGTCCTCGCAAGGAGGCAAGCAACTCTGGCGATGAGTGATGAGATGAGGTACTAGTGCATGAAAGGAGGAGAGCCGTTGGGAAACCTCGGCTCTCCTCCATCACTAGGAGGCAGGCATGGCATCGGAAGTCGAAATCTGCAACCTCGCGCTGGCGCATCTTGGCGATGAGGCAACCGTAGCAAGCATCGACCCGCCGGAAGGGTCAGCGCAGGCAGAGCATTGCGCCCGCTTCTATCCGATTGCACGCGACGGACTGCTTCAAATGCACCCGTGGAACTTCGCGTCCCGCCGCGTGTCTTTGGCGTCTGTGACGATGCCGTACACGATGTGGAAGTACGCCTACGCCTGCCCAGGTGACATGATGGTGGCCGTGGCCGTGCTTCCGCCGGAGTCTGAAAACGACTACACGATCCGACCATATCCGGCTGACAAGTACGGCTGGGGATGGATCAATACGCCGTTCGTGGGAGCTGGTGTCTATGTGCCGCAGGAGTATCAGATTGAGACTGATACCAGCGGCAACAAGGTCATTTACACGAACCAAGAGAACGCGCTGCTTCGCTATCAAGCGCTTGTGACGGACCCGACTAAGTTTGACCCGCTGTTTGTCATGGCACTGTCATGGCATCTTGCTGGCATGCTGGCTGGGCCAGTCATCAAGGGCGCTGAAGGATCGGCAGAGGGCAAGCGTTGTGCGCAAATGATGCTTGCCTACTTGCAGCAGGCCCGAGCATCCGACGCCAACCAGCGCAACGTGAAGCCGGAACACATCACGACTTGGATGAGCGGGCGGTAAATTATGGCATCCACGCGTATCTACTTCCGTTCGTTTGCGGGCGGCGAGATGTCGCCAGAGATGTTTGGTCGCGTCGATGACGTGAAGTACCAAACTGGTGCGGCGCGGATGCGTAACTTCATCGCCATGCCGCAGGGTCCGGCCGAGAATCGGCCAGGCACCAAGTTCGTGCGCGAGGTCAAGGACAGCACCAAGCGTACGCGCCTAATTCCGTTCACCTACAGCACCACGCAGACGATGGCGATTGAGCTGGGCGCGGGCTATTTCCGGTTCCACACGCAGGGAGCAACGCTGACGGCAGGTACTCCAGCCGCGTATGTGACTGGCGGAACAGCGGTCACGGTCACGCAATCAACGCAAAATACCGTGACATTCAGGCAACCATCGTCAAATACGGTGACGATTTCGATTGCGTCGCCAACGTCAATCACGTGGAACTCGCATGGACTGTCGAACGGCGATGTTGTGACATTCACGACCACGGGAGCGCTTCCTACTGGACTGACGGCCGGAACTCCGTACTACATCACGACCACCGGAATCAATTCATTCCATGTGTCCGCGACATTTGGCGGACCATTGGTGAATACCAGCGGAACACAATCCGGAACGCACACGGCGTCTACTGCTACGCAGGTGGATTGGACCGCACACGGTTTGGCGAGTGGTCAGGAACTCATCTTCGGTACGACCGTGACGCTGCCGCTTGGGATTAGTCCTGGCGTGTCGTATTACGTTGTAAACCCATCGACCAACAGTTTCCGCATTGCGCCATCGGTTGGTGGAACTTCGGTGCGAACCACGACGGCTGGCTCTGGTATCCAAACCGCGAGTACTCCGGCTGTCATCAACTGGGCGTCGCATGGACTTGCCAATGGCACTGCCGTTGGATTCACCACGACAGGCACGCTTCCGGCAGGTATGGCGCTTGACACGGTGTATTACGTCAACACTGCCGCTACGAATTCGTTCCAAATTTCGACGGCTACGAATGGACCTTCGGTTGTAACCACAAGTGCTGGCAGCGGAACGCATACCGCATCATTCCCGTACACGGTCGGTTCATTGGTTTCGCACAGCGGTACGAATTACTATTGCATCGCGACAGCAATCAACAAGACGCCACCGAACGGAACGTATTGGTACGCGCTGCCGGCAGGGGTGTATGAAATCCCGAACCCGTATTCGGAAGCGGATCTGTTCGACATTCACTACGTGCAATCCGCTGACGTTCTGACGTTGGTGCATCCGAACCATGCGCCACGAGAACTGCGACGACTTGGAGCGACAACCTGGGTGCTTTCAACGATCAACTTTGCAGCTCCACTGTCGGCACCGACAAACATTCAGGCGACAGAGACTGGTACTAGTAGTGGATATAACTACCAGTATGTCGTGACTGCTGTTGACGCCGATGGAATCAGCGAATCACAGCAAAGTGTTTCTGCTGAAGTCAATGCCGATTTCGGGACAAGTGGAACATACATCACTGTTTCGTGGGCAACCGTGCCGAATGCGGCGCGCTATCGCGTGTACAAGTTGCAAGGCGGCCTGTACGGATTCATTGGCGAAACGGCCGGAACATCCATTGTCGATGACAACATTGCGCCAGACATGGGCGTTACGCCGCCGGTGTATGACACCGTGTTCAACAGCGCAAACAACTATCCGGGCGCAGTGTCGTACTTTGAGCAGCGCCGCATCTTTGCTGGCACGAACAATGCGCCGCAGACGATGTGGATGACCAGAAGCGGCACGGAATCGGACATGTCGTATTCGATTCCGACAGAGGAAACGGATCGCATCAGGTTCCGTGTGGCTGCGCGAGAGGCAAACACCATCCGCCACATCGTTCCGCTGACGCAGCTCTTGACTCTTACCAGTGCGGCCGAGTGGAGAATCAGCCCGGTCAACAGCGACGTGATTACGCCGACTACGATTTCGGTGCGTCCGCAGTCGTACATAGGTGCAAACAACGTGCAGCCGTCTATCGTGAACAACACGGTGATCTACTGCGCAGCTCGTGGTGGTCATGTCCGCGAACTTGGGTATTCGTGGCAGGCTAGCGGGTTCGTGACGGGCGACCTGTCATTGCGTGCGGCACATCTGTTTGACAGCCGTGACATTACTGACATGTGCTACAGCAAGTCGCCGCATCCACTTCTGTGGTTCGTGTCGAACAATGGGTATCTGCTGGGCCTGACCTATGTGCCAGAGCAGCAGGTCGCCGCATGGCACTGGCACGACACGGACGGAACATACGAATCTTGCACGGCGATCGCAGAGGGCAACGAGGACGCGCTCTACGTCATCGTGAAGCGCACCATCAATTCTGTGACAAAGCGGTATGTCGAGCGTTTCGAAACACGCCAAATCACCGATCTTGAGGATTGCTTCTTTGTGGACTGCGGCCTGTCTTACAACGGGACGAACACAAGCGCCACGACAGTCACGGTGACTGGTGGATCGACATGGGGTCCGGCAGACACACTGACGGTGACTGCATCCAGCGGCATCTTTGTGTTCCCTGGTATAAGCGACGTGGGCGACGCCATCGTGATTACTGGTGCCGATGGCACGCAGTACAGGCTCACGATCCTGTCTACAAGCAGCAGCACCGTGGCTACGGCCAGAGTGGACAAGGTGATTCCGGTGGCCCTGCGAGGCGTGGCAACGACTGTGTGGGCGTTCGCACGAAACAGCGTCAGCGGACTGTCGCATCTTGAGGGCAATGTTGTAAGCATCCTTGCTGATGGCGCGGTGCAACCGCAGGAAACGGTCACATCAGGCACCATCACGCTTGACCGCGCTTTTACCGTTATCCATGTCGGCCTGCCATATCAGAGTGATTTGCAAACTCTTCCGCTGACCATCAACATCGACGGCGCTGGACAGGGCCGACGCAAGAACATCAACAGGGCGACGCTTCGCATTTACCAGTCCAGCGGTATATTCGTCGGTCCAGACGCCGACAATCTCGTTGAAGCCAAGCAGCGCAGCACGGAACCGTATGGCAGCCCGCCTGCGCTCAAGAGCGATGAAGTCGATGTTGACTTGATGCCAAAGTGGGCAAACGGCGGACAGGTATTTATTCGTCAAGTTGATCCGCTGCCGTTGAGCGTGGTCGGTTTGACTCTTGATGTTGTGATCGGAGGCTAATATGGGATTCGTCGTAACAACGCCTGGAAATGGCTTCAGTTATCCGGGATTGGATAACACGCTATTGACCCAATCGAAAATCCCTGAAATTGCTTCTATGCAAAATGAAGCTGCGCTGACTGCTGCACAGTCTGGCGGTGCGGGCGCTGGATTCAACATGAGTCAGTTTGCGGAGGCAATGACGGTAGCGGGACCGATCATGGCGGTTCTTGGCGCGGCCAACAGCGCCATCGGCTCGTACTACACGGCGCAGAGCCAGCAGAACCAACTGAAGATGCAAGCGCAGAATCAGGCGTTTGCAGCCGAGATGGCGCGCATCAATCAGGGCATGGCGCAGTTCGCTGCCGGCGGAATCATGCGAGAGGGCCAGGAGCGCATTGGTCGCTACACGATGCAGGCGGGGCAGGCGCGTGCGTCTGCCAAGGCTGCGCTGGCGGCTCGCGGAGGCGTGTTGAGCGAGGGTGCGCCGGCAGAGGTGCTGGGCAGCATGGATCTCGTCAAGGAGATCGACAAACTGTCCATGAGCGCGGCAAATGTCCGGGCAGCGGAGGCGGCCAAGTTGCAAGCGTTCAACATTGGCGTAGGTGCAACGATGGCGGATATCTCGGCGCAGAATTTGCAGGCAACCGCAAGCACTATCTATCCCGGCCTGTCGCTCGGGACCAGTCTGATGGGTAGCGCGACGGACATCGCCAGCCAATGGGCGCGCAACCGCCGAGTTGAAGAACTTCTGATGGGCGTTTCGACGCAGAGGACGTAAGCATGCCGACCGTACCTACATCGTTCGTACCGCAGGTTGCTCCGCAGGGCGGTGGCGACATCGGCCAGTTCCAAGCACCGCAGGTGGCAGTTGCAGAGAATCTTGCCGCTCCGCAGCAGGTGCGGTTTGGCGCAGCCATGACTGGAGCTGGAAATCAGGTGTTCCGTCTTGGTAGTGCAATTCAGGACGGCATTGATGAGGCCCAGACCAAGGCCGCCGACATCGCGTTCCTACAGCAGGCCAGCACGATGCTGCGTGGCGAACAGGGTTATCTGCGAACTTCTGGCAAGGACGCGGAGGCTCGTTATGCGTCCACGGTAGATGCCTTGACGCAGGCAGGTCAGGGCACACTTGACAGCCTCCAAAACGACACGCAGAAGTCGATGTTCAAGAATGTGCTTGCCAGGAACATGATGACGTTCCAGGCGCAGGTGCTTGACCACCGTGATAAAGAGGTCAAGGTCTTTGCCGCAAATGAGTCTCGCGCTCGGGCGGACCAGTACGCGGCGTTGGCTATTGAGGATTTTGATAATCGCGGCCAACTGTTGAGCAACTACGAAATCAATCGTGGGGTTGCCCTGAATGAATTGAAGCAGGCCGCATCGCTGTCTGGCATTCCTGAAGGGTCCGCCCAATTCACGGCGATCCAGCAGCAGCTTGACACGCAACTCACTACTGGTGTGGTGAACAGGCTGATGCTTGACAATCGCTACGACGAGGCTTACGAGTGGGTCGATGCCCAGCGCAAGGCAGGCAATTTGGAGCGCAAGGCGGGCGACAACCTGATGGCGTCCATCGACGCCAACCGTGACCGATTCCTGATTGATGAATATGCAACGACCATCAAGGGCTATGGGCGCGTTGGTCGGCCCGACGATGAGGCCAACAACCCGCAGGACGCGCCAGCAAGCCTCCGGGACGCATTGGATGTTGCGGACGGGATCAAGGACCCCGAAATTCGCAAGGGCGTCCAGGCGGCTCTACGGACGCAATACGGGCAGGAGGAGGCTCTCCAGCGGCAAGAGTACAACTTGCTGATCGACCGCACGGAGCAGTTCTTGGCGATTCCGGGCAATGACGTGAACAAGATTCCTTCGTCCGCTTGGGGCCGGCTGAAGCCCACCGATCAGGCACGTTTCCTCAAGGTCCAGCGTGAGGAAGATGAATTGGGCGTCATGGAGGAGCTGGCCCGCAATCCTTCGGTGCTGACCCGTGAGTATCTTGAGGACAACCGTGGCCGCATGACGCGGCAGACCTACACCAAACTGCTGGGCGATCTGAACGCGCCTGACAAGGTGATCGCTGCCACGCTGGATGCGGACCAGGTTGAGGCGACGTTCCTTGCAAACGGAATGACTGGCCTGACAAACCCAAAAACTGACGCAGAGAAGAACGAATCGCTTACGCTGCGAAATATGTTCAAGGCGCAGATTGATGACATGCAGAGCGCAATGAAGCGCCCGCTGAATCGCACCGAGAAGCAACGGGTGCTGGATCAGGTCATCATGCAGTACAACGAGAAGGCCATTGAACCAGACTGGTACTTTGACAACGAGATGCGACTTGGTGCCATGACCGCAGAGCAGCGCCAGACCGCATACATCATGGTCGGAAAGAATCGCGTCACTCTGTCCAGCATGCCACAGTCGTGGGTGGCCAACGTGGCGGTGCCAGAGTTTCGCAAGGCAGGCGTCACAAATCCGACTATGCAGCAGATCGCCGACTATTGGCTTCGAAAGGGCAGGCCATCCGAATGATTCCGTTCACGCCAGACGAGCGCCGAGCGCAGTTCGCACCCTCGCAGAATGTCGGCGGTGCGGTGGACCGCGATGTGCTGGACATCATCGGAGCGCAACCACAGCAGACAATGGCGGGGCAAGTCGATTACGACGTGCCAGACATCAAGCCGGTCGATCCCGATGTTGTAGACATTGTGAACAAGAACCAGGGTCCGCTCATGGCGTCTCTTATGGGCGCATCAAAGGTGAATCCGGATCAAGCGGCAGAGGCCAGGCGGCTCGGCTCGCAGATTGGCATTGGGCAGGACATTGCGCTGCGGAACATGGACGAGGTGCGCCAGCGTGCGTTCATGGCCGAGGTGCAGCGCCGTGACATCGCTCGCGCAAACCCGGTGCTGGCAGGCTTCCTGACCGACCGGACATTTGCTAACCAGGCGAGCGACGATATTGGAACACTCGACCGTATTGGATTGTTCTTCGAGGACATTGGCCGTGCGGCTGCTGGCAGGCCAATGGAATATACGGCTGGAGAACTGGTGCGCGGATATATGCGCGGCCAACTCGTCGCAGAGCGTGGAGAAATTGGTACTAGGGCAATCTTGGGAGAGGCGGAAGAAACGAACTTTGCTCGTGCCAAGCAGATCCAACAGGAGATGCGTGCTCTTACTGGCGGTGGCATCCTTGCATCGACTGCAGAAGTCGTGGCGCAGAATGTGGCGCAGGCGCGAGAAGTTGTTGGAGCGGGGTTGATTGGTGGCGCAGCGGGATCGGTAGTCCCTGGTATTGGAACAATGACGGGATTTGCTGGCGGTTTGGGAACTGGAATTGTTTTGACAACGGCAAAAATGGAAGCAGGAAACCTGTATTTGGACCTTCAGGAACAGGGGATTAGTGATGACACGGCAGTGCCAATTGCTGTTGGCGCTGGATTGCTGAACGGCGTTATTGAAGAGGTGGGAATGAAAATCGCCTCGGCACCGTTTCGCCAGTTGGCGAGCCGCGTGATGCGTGAGCAAATTGCAGAAGCGGTACGAAAGCCAATGATGCGCTCCGCGCTGGCGGCAGCCGGTAAGGCGTATGTTGTCCAGGTTGGATCAGAGGCGGCAGAGGAAGGCTTGCAAGAGATTGTGAACATTGCCGGCGAGGAACTTGCCAAGGGCATGGAGGGCATCGACAGCGAAACGACCATGCGCGATGCGGCCAAGCGAGTGCTGGATTCGTTTGTGCAAGGAGCAATGGGCGGGTCAATTCTTGGCGGTATCGGCCCCGGCGCGAACCTATATGTCGATCTTCGGCGCGCCAACAAGGCCACGAAGCAAACACAGTTCTTCAATGATCTTTCAAAGAACGCCACCGAGTCAAAGCTCAAGGCGCGAGATGCGGGTGCATACGAAAGGTTCGTGTCCGCGACGGCTGACGGAACTGGCGCTGAAACGGTGTTCGTGGATGGCGCGACCATGCGGGACGTGCTGACGCAGGCTGGCGTTACGGACGCGCAACTGGAGGCAATCGTTCCGGGCGTGGCCCAGCAGGTGCGGCAGGCCACAGAACTTGGCAATGACGTGACGCTGCCTACCGCGCAGTTCGCTGGACGACTTGCTGGAACGCCGCTTGGCGATGCGCTGTTGCCGCACATGCGCCTGTCGCCTGACGCCATGAGCGCGATGGAGGCGCAGCAGTTTGAGCAGAGCCGCGAGGCGTTGGTTGAGGAGGCTCGTGCGCTGCTTGAGGCCAAGACCGAGGCAGAGAGCGCATTCGTGCAGGAGGCTGATCAGGTCGCTACCACGATGCGCGATCGGCTCATCGCGGTTGGTCGCGATCCGGCATTGGCCGAGGTGGAGTCGCTGGTGCATCAGGCGTTTGTGGTCACACAGGCTGCGCGTCAGGGCAAGACTCCGGCACAGTTTGAGGCCGAGAGCGGACTGCGTGAAATCGTCGGCGCGGAGATGCCAGCCGCGCCGCTTGAGCAGGCGGCGACGGTAAATGTCTGGGGCGTGGCAACACCGCAGTATCGCCGTGCGTGGCACAAGGCAACAACCGGACAGCCAATTACCGTGACCACATGGCATTCGCCTGGTGGAACTAGGGCAGCACAATTGACAGACTTTGCGCGTGAGCGAATGGGCCGCGACACGACGCTTGGCGGTGGTTGGTACGGCGCCCGAGATCGTGACATTGCCGAGATTTATGGAACACCACAGGCATTTGAAGTCACGCTTCAGAACCCATATGTGTTCAGCGAAGCCGACAAGAACTTTGTGCTGAAGTTGACCAACGAAGAATTGCAATGGATTCGTGATGCCGGATACGACGGCATCATCGTGAAAGGGGTGAATGCGACGCTGCAAGGACAGGATCGTTCGCATCTGCAAGTAGTCGCGTTCAATCCCGGAACTGCGGTTCGCCAAGCCGCGCCAGGCATCATGGAGCAGGCGGCGGTTCCTGCATCGCTTGACGCCGTTGCAAACGTTGAGTCCGCATTCGCATTCGCCGGAACGAAGGCATTCAAGACGAATCGTGAGTTCAAGCAGGAGCTGCAAGACCGAGTCCTTTCTGCTGCCAAGGATGCCGGAATTGACCTTTCGCAATTCACTCCGGAAGTAGAGCAGTACCTTGTTCGTGTCGCTGTTGCGGACGCCATCACCGCACTCCGCACAAATCCCAACGCTGTCGGCTGGTACAACGAGAAAGTCACCAAGGCGCTGCGATTGGTATCACTTGTTCACCCAGAAATCGCAACTGAGCCGCAAGCCAAATTCGCGTTCACCTGGGCGCTCGCGGTCACATCGAACGGCTTGGAAGTCAACAAGAACTTCCAACTCGCGGAGCGCGTCTATCGCGAGTACAAGCAGACCGGGCAAATGCCGACGAATGTGCAGGCCGGCCAGGCACAGATTGCCATCAACGCCAGTCTTGGCCTGTTCAACGATCTCGTGGCGAAATACGGGATCGATGCGGTTGAGCAATTTATGACTACCAAGGCCACCGTCAAGGAGGTCATGTCATACACGAACAAAAACGTGAGCGGAGAGAATCTTACGACGGAGGTGTACGGTGCTGCTGCTCTTGGCCCGAAAATCGGAAACGGGTTCTTTGCAAACCTATACGGCCACTTTGAGCAGTTGACGATGGATCGGTGGCTGATGCGCACCTGGGGCCGCTGGACGGGAACGCTGCTTGATGACAACAGGACGAACATCGCGACGAAGCGCAAGCAACTTTCGTCCATGATCAAGGCAATGAGCGCCGATGATAAGAAGGCGTTTGAAAAGATCCTTGGATCGAAACTGGCCATCAGCAAGCCCGATGATGTCGCCGTGGCAATCCAGAAGGCAAGCGTCAAGCCAGCGAACAGAATAGACATGGCCAGAATCGGAATCGCTGATGCAGCGGCACTGGAAACATTTGCAATGATTCTCGGAGAGCCTGCGCGTGGCATCCAGCGTGTGTCATTTGGCGACGAGCTGCGCAAGGTCGGAAATGCGCTTGCCAAATATCTAGACGGTCAAAAGGAAGCTCCGAGTGGCCCGCCAGAGCGTGCGCGCATTCGTCAAGTTATGTCGCAGGTGCTTGCTGAATTGCAGACGCAATTTCCGAGCCTGACGATGAGCGACTTGCAGGCGTTGCTGTGGTATCCAGAGAAGCGGCTTTATGACGCTGCAAAGACTGCGGATGAAGGCAAGACTGGTTATGAGGACAATGAGGCGCCTGATTATGCAAATGCGGCAGCGAATTTGGCGCGGTCGCAAGGCATTTCGGATGCTGACATCAATGCTACAATCGGAGAAGTCGATGAAGAACTATCAGCCATATCCAGAGAGCGCGCAGCAGGAGCAGAACGAGGACTTGGAGAACTCGTTCTTCGCCAAGCTGCTGGGGGTGCAGGAGGTCGATTTGAGCAAGCAGCTCGCGGCCCAGCCCGAGGCGGATACGACCCCTCGCGCCTGAAGATCCTGTTCGGCAAGGGCGCTGACTTCACAACCGGCGCTCACGAACTGACGCACTATTACGTCGATTACTACACCAAGCAGGCGATGGCTGGCACGGCTACTCCGCAGATGCTCGCGGACTTGGACGCCATGTTCAAGTTCATGGGCGTTGCTGGCGACACGCCAGAGGCACGAATGGCGGCATTCAACGCCATGCCGTTTGAAACCGCTAGGCCGTTGATCGAAACGATCACCTACAACGCGGAGATTTATCTGTTTGAGGGCAAGGCTCCCAGCCTTGAGTTGGCCGGCGTGTTCGACCGCATGCTGGCGTTCTTCCGCAGGGCGTACAAGTCGCTGGCTGACTTCGTGACGCAGCAGCAAGAGATTTACCGCCGGGAGTTCGGGCGGGAGCTTCCTGCCCTGAACGATGACCTACGAGCGGTATTCGACCGGATGTTGGCCGACGAGCGTCAGATCAAGCAGGCCCAGGCCGTGGCCCAGATGCGAGGCCAGTTCACCGTCAAGCCAGAGGGCATGGACGATGCCGAATGGGCGGCGTACCAAGAGATGGCCGGCGAGGCCACGAACGCGGCTATTGCCGATATGACCAAGGCCAGCCTGCGTCAGATGGAATGGCTCTCAAGGGCGCGCAGCCGAATCATCAAGGACATGCAGGCGCGGCACACGGCCCAGCGCAAAGAGGTCAGGGAGCGGGTGCAGAAGGATGTCCAGCAGGAGCCGTTGTACCGGGCTATGGCGTTCCTGCGCCGTGGTCAGGTGGTGGCACCGGACGGGACGGTTACGGAGGCCGAGGGCGTTTACAAGATTGACCGGGTGCTGGCAGCAGAGTTTGCGCCCACGGTGGACCTGGTGCGTCTTGGCGGGCGCTACGGCGTCCTACAGGACGATGGGCTGCATCCTGACATCGTGGCCGAGATGTTTGGCTATCCGACCGGCGGAACGCTCCTAGAGGCATTGGCGGCGGCCAAGCCCATGCGGGAGGCGGTGGAGGACCGTACGGACGCCGAGATGCTGCGGTTGTATGGCGAAATGAACACGCCGGAGGCCCGTGAGCAGGAGATCCAAAAGGCGCTCCACAACGAGGCCAGGGCGAGGTTGGTGGGCGTCGAATTGCGTTTCATGGGCAAGATCCAACAGCCTGTTCGTGTGCTGATGGAGGCTGCCCGTCAGGCCGCGAAGCAGGTCATCGACCGCAAGATCGTGCGAGACATTAGGCCGAGCGAGTTCGTGGCTGCCGAGGCAAAGGCTGCCCGCGAGGCCACGGCTGCGATGCAGGACAACAAGCCCGACGTGGCGGTTCGCGCCAAGCGGGCGCAGCTCCTCAACAACCAGTTGGCGAAGGCTGCGCTTGAGGTCAAGGACGAAATTGACGACGGCGTGCGTTATCTACGCCGGGTACTGCGCGACAGCAACCGACAGCGCATGGGCGCGGATGTTGCAGACCAAATCGCCAGTCTGTTGGATCGGTTCAACATCGCGCCGATGACGGCCGACGAGGCCCGCCGCGTCGGAACGCTGGCCGAGTTCTTGGCATCGCTTGAGGATCGCGGCCTGGTCCCGGACATTGCCGAGGCCATCGGAATGCGTGACACGCGCATACCGTACAAGAACACGACCATTGCGGAATTCCGCGATTTGGTCGATGCTGTCAAGCAACTGGAGTACGTCGGCAAGAACGAGCGCAAGATCCTTCTGGCAAAGGAGAAGGCGGAGTTCGGTGCCGTGCGCGATCAGATCGTCGCCAGCGTGATTGAGAATGCCGGCGACCGCAAGGCAAATGCTAGAACGGCTACGACCAACATCGGCAGGGCTGTAACTGCGATGAAGGGATTTGCTGCCGCGCACCTAAAGGCGGCATCCATTGTCAGAATTTTGGACGGTGGCAAGGATGGCGGCCCGTTGTGGAATTACCTCATCCGGTCGGCAAACGAAGCCGGCGACACCGAAACAAGTATGCGGGCCGAGGCGACCGCCGAACTGACCAAGATCATTGAACCTGTGTTTCGCGCTGGCAAGCTCGGCGGCAAGGGCGTGTTCTACCCGTCTATCAATCGCAGCCTGAACCGAGAGGCTCGCCTGGTCGTGGCCCTGAACATGGGAAACGCTGGCAACATGCAGCGCCTACTTGATGGAGAGGGCTGGAGCATGGAGGCGGTCATGCCCGTGCTGCAATCGCTGACGGAGGACGAACTGAATACGGTGCAGCAGATTTGGGACTACTTTGAGAAGTACCGCCCAATGATCGGCCAGAAGGAGCGACGGCTGTATGGCAAGGAGCCGTCATGGGTGGAGCCGCAGCCGCTTGTGGTTCGGTCTGCGGACGGCAAGACGGTTACGCTTCGCGGTGGCTACTACCCGATCAAATACGACTCCCGAGCAAGTCTGCGAGCCGAAACGATGTCCGAGGCCGACGAAGCCAAGCGGGACCTGGCTGGTGCGTACACCACGGCTACTACGCGGCGCAGTTTCGTGAAGGCGCGTGTTCGCAAGGTTGAGGGGCGCCCACTGCTCTACACGCTGGCAGGCATGTACGGCGGCATCAACGATGTCATCCACGACCTGACGTGGCATGAATGGCTGATTCAGGCCAACCGTCTGATGCGGTCCAATTCTTTCGATGACGCGGTTCGCAACCGTTACGGGCCGGAGTATGTAGCGCAACTCAAGAACTGGATCAAGGACGTTGCTTCCGGCGAGCGTGGCGTGCAAAACGAGGCCGAGATGGCTTTGAACTTCCTGCGGCAGGGCATTAGCTCTGCCGGCCTCGGATTCAACATTGTCAGCGCGGCCATGCAGATCACTGGCTTCAACCAGTCCATTGTGCGAGTCGGTGCAAGGTGGATTGGTCGCGGAATCGCATATGTCGCGCAGAATCCAATGATTGCGATGCGAGAGGTGAACGAGAAGTCGGAATTCATGCGGAACCGCAGCCGCACGCAGTTTCGTGAGTTGAACGAGATTCGGAACATGGTGCAAGGCCAAAGTGTCGCCATGCGCCGTGTGCAGATGGGCACCTACTTCCTGATGATGCGTATGCAGCGCATGGTCGATGTCCCGACCTGGCATGGTGCCTATGAGAAGGCGATGTACGAAGGGCGCGATGAGGAAACTGCCATTGCGCTCGCGGACCAGGCGGTGATCGACTCGCAGGGCGGAGGCATGGTCAAGGATCTTGCTCGCGTGGAGCGCGGCGGTCCTGCGGTCAAGTTGTTCACTGTGTTCTATGGGTACATGAACACGGTCTACAACATGGCTGCCGTGCAGACGATGACGAACAAGAACAAGGGCAAACTGGCTGCTGATTACGCCATGCTGTTCGTTGTTCCAGTTGTCTTGTCCTACATGCTGAAGCAGGCGCTCATTCCACGCAAGGGCGACGAGGATGAGGAGTGGGACATGGGCAAGATTGGACGCGAGCTGGCAGCCGAGCAACTGTCATACCTCATGGGCACAATGGTCATTGCTCGGGAGTTTGGCGAGGTAGGCAAGAGGATCTTTGGGGTCGAAGGTCCGCGCATGGGCTATGGCGGTCCCGCAGGACTGCGAGCAATTGGTGAGACATACCAGTTCGCCACACAGGCATCGCAAGGTGAATTCGACACCGCGTTCCGCAAGTCGGCGGTCAATATGATCGGGGCATTCACTGGCCTACCAAGCGCCCAGGTGAATCGCACGATTGATGGGCTTGAGGCTCTGTACGAGGGCGAAACACAGAATGTTCTGGCACCTCTGACCGGAGCAAAGAAGCGATGATGGTGCCCGTATCCGTGACCGATATCAATAGGTTCGCAACGACTTCATAGGAGTCCTGACCTTGACGATCAGCAGCACAACGCGCATTGCCGGACCGTTTGTCGGAACTGGATCTGCCAGCGTTTTCCCATTCACGTTCAAGGTGTTTGCGGCGTCTGACCTGGACGTGATCCGGCTGAACAGTTCGACTGGCGTTGAAACGACGCTGGTGCTGACAACGGATTACACAGTCACACTGAACGGAAACCAGAACACGAATCCGGGCGGCAGCGTCACGTTAATCGCTGGCGCGCTTGCCAGCGGATTCACGCTTACAATCACCTCGGACATTGCCAACCTCCAGCCCACGGACCTGACGAATCAGGGCGGGTTTTATCCAGAGGTCATTACTGATTCACTTGACCGGGCCACGATCCAAATTCAGCAGATGGCCGAGGATTTGACCAGGTCCATCAAGACGCCAATCTCCGATGGAAGTCTGAACATGGAGTTGCCTACGGCAGCACAGCGCGCCAACTCGTTTTTGGCGTTTGATGCTAATGGCGAACCAACCGTGGTCACATCTGGTTCAAGCGGTGCGCCTGCCACGATCACGCGGCAGGTGTTTAGCGGGACTGGGTCGCAGACGGCTTTCACGCTCGCCTCTAACCCCGGTGCGCTCGGCAACAGCGCCCAGGTCTACATCGGCGGCGTGTACCAGCAGCGTAGCACGTACACGATTTCCGGCACGACTCTTACCTTCAGCTCTGCCCCGGTGGCCGGAACCGACAACATCGAGTTTGTCAACTTCCTGACGAGCAACATCGGCAGCACCAGCGCGGACCTCGTCACCTACACGCCAGCCGGAACGGGCGCGGTCGCCCGCAGCGCGGCGAGCAAGTTCGGCGACATGGTCAGCGTCAAAGATTTCGGTGCGGTCGGTGACGGCGTTGCGGATGACACCGCCGCAATTCAGGCGGCGATCAATTACGCCAACGCAAATGGCAAGCGATATGTCGTTGCACCGTGCGCGACGTACAAGATCACCTCGACCATTACGGTTGGCAAGGGGACGTATTCACGCGAAGTATTGGTGATTGATTTTGAAGGATCGAGGGTAAACTACACGGGCGCTGGAACCGCTCTGTATTCGTTCGGGGAACGCGGCTTCAACATTTGCAACATCAATCTTGTTGCCACGACAGGCGACCGTGTGGCTGGGACCATTGGAATTAAAGCTGACTCATTGCAGCCCAACAACAGCGATTCATATTCCGTAGAAAACTTCTTTATCTACAACTTCGATATCGGAATTGATTTGGGATCGTTTGATGTTGCGCAAAATGCGGTCAATCTTGTTCGCATCATAAACGGAACGATTGAACATGGCGGCGATGCGATTCGCTCAAAAAGTAGCAATATTGATCTAGCATTGTTTGAATCGCTTCAGATTGTTGATCTTACTCGCAATGGATTTGATTTTGAGCGAATTGGAATTGGATCTATCCGCTCCAGTTTTGGATTTGGAATTACCGGGGCATTTATCAATGTCGATTCAATCATAGAATCGTTTGAGTTCATCAACATTCAGAATGAATTGTGTGGCAATTTCTTTAAGTCAACTAACTGGTCGTTGTTGACTGCGTCTCTGGTATTCCGTGGATGCGAGATCAATAGTCCATGTGATTTGTCTGGAACCGGAAACAACCAACGGCTCATAAAATTTGACTCGTGCAATGTCAATGCAAACGTTTCTGTAAATGGCGACAGCACTGTTGTCTTTGACAACTGCTTCATCAGAACCGGAGCAACGGTTTCCGCGGCCGTAGCTGGATCGTTGGTTCGCATGCGCGGATGCACGATTCTTGGCACGGTGACAAGCGTCGGCGACTACTCTGCCATCGACATTGAGGCGCCAGCAACCTCATCTACGGAAGAACCGATTAGTCTTGGTTCCGTTACAGGAACCATTCAGCCGGATTTCCGCAGGTATTCGATTTTCCAGGCAACTCTTACTGGTAATACCATCATTCAAAATAAGTATTACTACCTCGTTCACAATCGGGCGGTTTTCGTTCTGACGCAAGACGCAACTGGTGGACGGACAATCACGTTTAGCAACGCCGTTGCAACGACATGGAAATATGACACAACGGGACTCACAACCGTAGCAAACACTACGTCCGTGTGGGAGTTTGTGCGAATTGGCACGGTTTATTACTTGAAGTCGTTGCGTATTCTGCCATGAATTTAGTTCACCACGACGAACTGGCCTAACCTATGCCCCAAACCAAGCCAACCTCCGAACAGGTCACCTTCCTCGCCTCCGGCACTGGCGCGTCCCAGCGCACCGTCCTGGACAAGCTCCGCGATGTCGTGAGCGTGAAGGACTTTGGCGCGGTAGGTGATGGAGCGGCGGATGACACGGCAGAAATCCAAGCTGCACTCGACGCGGTTCCTGTCGCTGGCGGTTGTGTGTACTTCCCCGCAGGTACGTACATCGTGTCAGCCCCACTTGTCGTTGACTCAAACACAGTGTTGATTGGCGATGGCATGTACGTGTCGAAACTTTCTGCCACCACGGCGTTTACGTCATCGCAAGCGATAATTTACGCAAATGCAGAGAACAACATCACCATCGAGCAACTTGGGTTTATTGGAAATACGAACGGGACGCTTGGTGCTGGTACCGGAATTCACTTGAAGAACGGCACCAGGAACCATGTTCGTGATTGTTACGTTGAAAACACCACGCAGGCCGGCATCCGTTACGAGGAGCAGAACAACGGCATTATTGACGGATGCACGCTCGTATCATGCGGACGAACTGGATATGCAGACAATCATGGAATCATGCTGTATTCAGCTGGCGGTTCGGCAATTCAAACGTATTCCTGCAAGGTCACTTCCAACACGGTGACAAATTCATTTCGCAAGGGAATCACAACGTTCTCCGAGTTGCTGTTGTATGACCTTCTGATTTCCGGCAACACCGTCACGGGATCTGGACTTGGAAACATCTATGTTGGTGGAATGGCGCCAGCCAGCACACACGACAAGATTCGTGTGGTTGGAAATTATGTTGAGGGAGCTCCTATCAACATCCAAATCGGTGCCACTAGCAATTCAGTGATTGACGGGAATACATGCGGAGCAAATACAACCGCAAGTGCAAACATCGGATTCGTTGATTCAACCGATCTTGTCATTTCCAACAACGTCGTTCAGAGTTCAAACCTCCACGGAATTGCCACAATCGTAAGTGGAACAACAAGGAATGAGCAGATTTCGATTGTCGGTAACATCCTGCGAAACAACAATCGAAGCAACGACGCAACCGGATTTGGAATTTGCGTGACAGACACGGATGTGTCGATTGTGTCCGGCAACATCGTGGTTGACGATGCAGCTACGACACGACAGCGATATGGAATCGTTGACTCAACCGGAAATACAAATGTTGCTATCCGCGACAACGTTGTATTGAATGTTGTCACCGCTCCATACCTGGTGCAGACATCGACGGGGATGTTGTCATTCGCCGAGTTCGGAACGTCGTTTGTATTTGAAGGCAGCATTCGCACGAAGCAATCCACATACACGGCTGCGAATGGTAACAACAACAATATCGTGATCCCGTCGCAAACCGGAACAGTCAGAATTACCGGGCCGACAGGCGCCTACTCAATCACTGGCATTGCAGGCGGATCTGTTGGTCGTGAAATCACGATCATCAATGACACCGCGCAAACTCTTACTTTGGAAGTCAACGATGTCAATTCCTCGGCCGGAAATCGCCTTTTGCCGACAGGAAACGTTGACATGACTGTGGTCGCATATGGGTCAAGACGATTGCTATATGCATCCGCCCAGGGCAACAACTTTTGGGTGACCCCATGACCTCCTCCCACAACGAAGAACTGTTTCTCGCCATCGGCCGCCTGGAAGGCAAGGTCGATTCCCTGCTCGCCATGCAGAGCCACCAGCAGGATCAGATCAAAGATCACGATTCCAGAATTCGTTCACTTGAACACTCTCGTGGGTACATGCTTGGATGGTCAGCGGCCATCGGTGCAAGCATGAGCCTGGCATCAAACTACATCATTCACGTCTTCAAATAAGGAAACCAATGCCAACCGACATCGTCATTGCCACCGACCAGCCCGCGTATCGCATCAGTTCCGCCGTTGCTGGAACGTCGTACGCGCTTACTCCACCAACCACGACCATCCCGTCTACGACCGGAACCACGTTCCTGATTCCGTCCAACGCCGGCGACAAGCCAAACTTGCTGCGCCTGACCCCGTTCCACACTGCCAACAACGCCACGGGCTTGGGGATGCGCGTCATCGGATGGTCGGTCTACACGCAGACGGACGGAACGGCCATGTACGTCCCGAACCTGCTTGCCGAATTGACGCCTGCATACAACGCGACGGCTGGAAACATCCCATCCGTGAGCGTGAACGGCACGACCCAGTATTTCTTCCACGGCCTGACCGTTGCAACGGGTGTTCCGACAGTGAACCTGTACAGCCCCGGCACGGCTGCGATTGACGATACCCCGCCGGCACACGCGGTCATTGACACCATCGGCCACCGCTATGTCACGTTGCAGTTCAAGTCCAGCAGCGGCACAATGAACGCTTTCTACTCTTTCCTCTGATCGGCAGGGAATTCGATGCGAAGCCTCCTGGGTCGGTTCCACCGTCCGAACGCCCGTTCGCAATCCGAGCAGCTGTTAATGCTGAACAACCTCGGGGGTGGTCCATACGCCGCCGAATTCCTAGTCGTGGCCGGTGGCGGCGGCGGCGGCGGAACAACGGGAGGCGGATACGGCGGCGGCGGAGGCGGCGCTGGTGGATTGCAACAAGGGTCAATCGCCTTGACCCCCGGAACTGCGTACACAATAACAGTCGGTGCAGGTGGTGCTGGTGGAGCGGTCGGGAACAATAACGGCTCGGCTGGCAGCGATTCTACGGCGTTCAGTACCACATCTACTGGCGGTGGCTACGGCGGTAGAAACAATGTTGCTGGTGGCAACGGTGGCAGCGGTGGCGGAAACGGCGGTGGAAGCAATGCAGCTGCTACTACTGGAACATCCGGTCAAGGCAACAACGGTGGTCAAGGCAATTCAGGGCAAGTCAGTTTCTTGTATGGCGGCGGTGGTGGCGGCGCGTCAGCGGTTGGATCAAGCTGGAACACCAGCGGAACAGAGGCAAACGGAGGCGCAGGCACTTCCGTGTTTGGAACCACCTACGCGGGCGGAGGCGGAGGCGGAAATAATGGTGCTTCTGCCGCAAAATCGCAGGGTGGGTCTGGTGGTGGTGGACGCGGCGGGTACAGCGCAAGTCGCACCGGAGTTGCTGGAACAGATGGAACGGGCGGAGGCGGCGGCGGCGGCGGCAACGATGGAACCACCGGAGGCGCAGGTGGAAAGGGCGGAAACGGAACCGTGGTGATCAGATACGCAGGAAGTCAGGTCGGATCTGGCGGCACGGTGACGAATGACGGAACCTACACCTATCACACCTTCACAACTTCCGGAACATTCACCGCATGATTTACGCAGCGCAGATCATTGACGACATCGTTGCTCAAGTGCTTGTAACTCCGTCCATTGCATGGGTACAAGAGAACGTCGGCGGCGAATGGATCGAATGCAAGCCGGATGGCAGCATACGAGGTTGCTACCCAGGCCCCGGATACGCGTATGACAGAGCAAACGATGTTTTTGTGCCGCCACAAGACGAGTTGGAACTCTAATACCGTTGCAGATCGCAACTCTACCGATTCTTGACCCGCCACCGTCCCAGCCCATGCGGGTCTGGGCGTGAGGTGGTTGTTTTGCCTGGCGCTTGTCGGATGCTCGGCTAGCGAGCGAATTGCGGTTGAGGCCAACGGCATCGTCGAGCGCGCAGGAACGATTGAGCGGCTTGCGACGCGCATTGGGGAGCGTTCGCAGGAGTCAGAAACCGTGGCCGATGCAGCGACCATCGTCGGCGAGGCTGCTGCGATTCGGCATGGCGTGAGCGAGATTCACACCGCGCTACCGGGCGTAACGGACAAGGTGAGTCCAATTTGGGCGACGTTGCGGTGGCTTGCCATTGCAGCCGCAGGCGCAGCTGCCGTGTGGATTCTGACGGCCAGCGGAATCCTTGGCGCAGTTAGGGCCGCGCTTGGGTGGATACCAAGGCCCAAGGCCAGGGCCGCATCAATGCTGGCGGCGGCCATTGACGATGATCGTCCAGAAACAACCCGCGAGGCCATTGCGGCCATGAGGGCCGAGGACCGTGAGTTCGACGCGGCTTACCGCCGTGCGTTACAATCCAAGCAGAAAGGAGGATGACCATGCAATTCATCCAGAACGCTCTCGGAACCACCTTCTACACGATCGTGGTGTTCGTCGCCGGCGCACTGATCGGCCAGCCCCTGTACAAGTGGGTGTGGGCCAAGCTCCCGTTCAACAAGTGACCCATGCCTCTGTGGGCTAACGCTCACATTGGCATTTATAAAACTTCTCTGAAACCGAGATTTCGTGCGCTAGCGGATGTCTTTCCGGTCATACGGCGCATTAGGCGGTCTGCTGCCATCGGGTCCATGCTTGAACCGCGTCGCGCCGGCATACCATGACGGATGTTTAGAATGTTTCTCAACTCATCTGCAAACAGTACGTCACCTGACTCTGTTAGGGTCAGCATTGTGCGCAGAGCATCATGCACGGCTGCGATGTCGGCAGCAACGCGGGCGTGACCATGTGCGTTCATATGGCCTTGCGCGCTAATTAGAACATCCATCAGGTTTGGTGGTCTTGTAGGTGTCGGCATCCTTGCCATGCGCGGAGAATACAAAACCCCGACCTGACGGAAGCCAGGCCGGGGCGCAGGGAGAACATACCTCCACGATTCTACATTGAGACGGTGCGGTGTTCGCCAAAGATGTTTTGCACGTCGGCACTAGGCGACCAGCGGGCCACCCATGCTCCATCTTTGGAAAGCCACGTTTCGTTTCCCGAACCATCGATCCGCGCAATGGCATACATGATTTCGCTGGCTGCTCGGCATCCACGTCCGAGCATGTCCATCTCTAATTCAATTGACTTTGCGATGATCGGACCCAAAGGTGAATCCGAGGTCACAATGTCCTGACGCAGGGACTCAAGGTCTTGAATAGATAGCGTATGGACAGTTCCGTAATCACTGTGCCCAAGCATGATCCATGCGATATGGGTCGCTTCCCACGGAATTGCTTGGTCATGCCACAGGATCGTGCGATTCTGCGAGATTGAAAGCGCCTGCGACCCTTTTGAAACAACTCGCATCTGCCCCTCTAGCCGGCGATTGAACCTGAACATAAGCAGAGCCAGGCCAATGAGTAGTGAAATAATGATCCATTCAGTCATTTTCCACTCCAAGCCTGGCGTCAACCGATGCCAGCAGCTCTCTAGCATCCACCAGCATTTGCTCGCTGCGTGGATGTGGATTTTCGCCAAGCGATGCGTCAGCATCAGCCTGCACCTGGCAGCGAATCACATGCTGGTAGACGATCACCCTGCACCGGGCGAGGATTCGGTGCAACAGTTCCTCCTCGACCACTGCATTTTGTGATGCTCCGCGCAACTGGTGAAGTGTGGATGTGCTGACAAACTGAACTGCTTTGGGATCATTTCCTGCCGTGGGAATCGTGGACAGAATGTCAGAGACGGTTTGTGTTGGGGTCATGGCACGAGCCATTGTAGGTAATCCTTGCTCCATGCTCCCGCTAGGAAGCCTGCGATTGAAAGGGCACCGAACGCATAGCCGAGGTAAAAGTCAGTCAGACTCGGCTCACGAACACGTTGTGGCTGATTCACTCGCGTCCCTCCGGGTAGAGGTCTGCAAAAATGTTGTGCAGCAGGCGTGATGTTTGTGGGCGCGGATTCAAATTGCGAGCAACCACGCGCTCAATTTGCGACGCCATATCGGCCGAATCACCTGGCTCATTCATGCAGATCAGCCGCATGCTGTCACGAACGAACTTGGCCTCGGACTCTGTGAAGTGAACAACAATAAATTTCGACGGTGACATGTGTGTGTTCTCCTGAAACGGGTTGTGTGCCAGCAACGCGCTGGCTGGTATGGCATCGGTCAGCTACGTCGCTGACCTTTACGAAATTCTTTGTGATATCCGAAAGTGGACAGCGCCTCGCCGAGTTTTTGAATCGCACTGGTGTGGTGGAACTGTGCCTGCTCAACGGTCAATCCCATGACCTCTGCGCATTCCTCAATTGATCGAAGCGGCTCCGCCGGCCGCAGGCGCATCTCGCCATCGCGCTGTCGCCGGGCCTGGGTGTGGTCAACAATGCGAATTCTCATATCTGCAATGTACCTGCGCGGCACGCAATGTCAACATCATCAGTGAGGAATGCGTTGTGACACATATTGGACGCATACACTTTGAATCTATAAATCCATGCAGAATGTGTACAGAAGCCCTTGACGCAGTGCCGATACGCAGTATTGTGATTCAACCTAGCCGCGTCGGTTAGGCAACACAGGAGAACACCATGACGATTGCAAAGATGGATAGTGACACGATGGGCTTGATTGCCCGAACCGTGGCGAAGGGCTGCTCGCCGGACGAGCTGGCCCTGTTTGGTCAGATTTGCCAGCGCACTGGACTGGACCCGTTTGCTCGCCAGATTTACGCCGTGAAGCGTTGGGATAGCCGCGAGAAGCGCGAGGTAATGCAGACGCAGGTCAGCATCGACGGCGCACGCCTGACGGCCCAGCGCAGCGGCGAGTACGCGGGCCAGGCAGGCCCGTTTTGGTGCGGCGACGATGGCGTGTGGAAGGACGTGTGGCTGTCGCCGACGCCGCCGGTAGCGGCCAAGGTGGGCGTCTACCGCCGTGGATTTACCGAGGCTTTGTACGCCGTGGCGATGTGGCGCGAGTACGCACAGAAGGGCAAGGAAGGCCAGTTGATCGGCATGTGGCCCAAGATGCCGAGCCTGATGCTGGCGAAGTGCGCCGAGATGCTAGCCCTGCGCAAGGCATTCCCGGCCGAACTCTCGGGCCTCTACACCGCCGAGGAAATGGGCCAGGCCGAGAACGATCTACCCGTGCCTGCTCCGGCAGTAACGCCGAAGGCCGTGAACATTCTGTCTACAGTTGTTGATAACTTTAGTACAATCGAACCAGAACCCGTCCAAACGCAGCAGGATGCGCCACAATCCATTTCTGCTCCCAAGGCTACCAAGACACCACCCAAGGCCAAGGAACCCGCCACGGCGGTTCCTAGCGCGTTTGGCGAGGTGTTGGCATCTAGGCCGCCAAAGGATTGCGCGTGGCGTGGAGGGTTGACCATCAGGCGTGTTGGACAGGGTAAGCCCACCGCCAAGGGGTCGAATCGCTACCCCATCCTGCTGGATGTTGGCGGTACAGAGCAATGGGCAAGTTGCTTTGATGACAAGGTGATGCAAGCCGCGCAGGATGCTTTGGGCGGCCAGGCAGTGTCGGGGTTTGTGCAGGAGGGCCAGTACGGATGGACTCTGTACGGAATCCGAACCGTGTTAGAATCTACCGAGCAGCAGTCCGCGCCAGTCGCGGTTGCGGAAGACGACATTCCGTTCTGAACCCCCGGAAAGCCCCCGGCGTGAGCGAAAGTTCCGCTGGGGGTTTTACCAACCAGGAGATTAACCATGAGCAACTACCCGGCCGGCTACAACCACGATGATTGGTGGGATGATGAAACAACGGAGCAGCGACGGCTGCGCCGCAAGCGCGAAGCTTTGGAAGCCGCAGCAGACGATGCTGACCTTGGCCCCACGGATAACGAAGATTGGAGGCGAGACGAGCCATGATTCAAAAAACGAAAGGACACAACATGAATCGAATGACGCGAGTGCATGATGCTACTGCCGCAGCGCAGGAGTTGGAGGAAATGCTGCTGGAGAGCGGAGGAGAATTGACCGACGAGATGGAGGGCCAGTTTGCAATTCTGACGCAGCAGGCCGA